TTGTGTGACGTGACGGTGTAGCTGGTCATCGTGCGTAGACCTCCACGAGAAAACGGGCACCGATGAACTCGGTATCTGCAAAGGCTACCACGCCGTAGTCGACGGCCTGGCGAACCTGGCACGTCGTCGCTGCGCCGCCGAGGGTCGGGTCGGCCTCGACAGCTGCCGGCACGCTGTTCGCGCCGCTGATGAGCTCGTCGAGGGCGTCCTGGGCAAACTCCTCGGTCATTGATTGCACGGCGCACACCAGCTCGAAGTTGAACACGGTGAGCGAGCCGCCGCTGCCGATCATGCTGTCGTGGTAGGTGGCGACGGGCCGGCCAGGAACGACCACAGCCGCCGGCGCAACAATCCGGTTCGGGACGGTGGCGTGCACGGTCAAGAACGTCGGCACAGTCTCGAGCTGTGCGGCGAGGCCGTCCCTGATGGCGGTGTAGTCGGCCATCAGGCGGTCGCCAGCCGCTTGTATTGCTGAAGCAGCGCAGCGACGTCGGGATCCTGGCGGCTGATGCGGGCGATGCCGTAGTCAGCGAAGCCGGTCATGATGCCGAGCGGGGACGCTTTGCGCTGGTACAAGCGAGCGGCGAGGATCAGGGCGGCCTGCTGCACGGCATACGGCACAGCTGCGGCGTTCTGGTCGCCGTAGGCGGCCGTGACCTCGACGGCTGGCCGGCCGGAGAAGTACCGGGGCCAGTCGCCGGACACGTTGAGCAGCGACGTGAAAGGCGGCTCGTTGAACGGCTGCACCACAAAGTCGGTCGTGATCGTGAGCGTCGTGTCGTACGTGCCATCGTTGCTCGTATCGGTGCGAACTACGAGACCGGTGAGGGTGTGGAACTGGTCGACGAGCAACACCTGCGGATCTTCGGCACGGTACACACGAGCCTCGGTGACCGTCTCAAACGTCGTGTTGGTGTAGCCGTCGACCAGATCCTGGGCGGCGTTGATCGCTGCTGTGAGCGGCGTGTCTTCGGACGTGGTGCCGCTCGGGATGCCGAGGTAGTCCTTGAGCACGCTGAGCGACGTGTACGCCATCGTTACGCCTTCTTGGCCTTCTTGGTGGCCTTCTTCACCGGTGCGGCCTCGACGGCCTTCACGGGCTTCTGGACACGGCTAGGGGCCTGCTTTTCCCAGAGCGCTTCGGACATGTTGAACTCCTGGAGGGTAAGGGGTGTCGGCCGGGCCGGGACTGGTACCGACCCGGCCGACGATGTGGGTGACCTATCAGAAGGTCGGAGCCACGAGGCCGGTGCCGCTGATCTTCGAGATCGAGGCGGGGTACCGGCCGGGGATAAAGGTCGCGTACTGATAAGCAACCATTGTCACGGTCAAGTTCAACCCGGCCGTTTGATCCATCCGCACGAGGGCCGGCGCACCGGCGTCCTCGAACAGCAGCATGTCGGCACGACGGACGACGTAAATCTCGTCCTCCGTTCCGCCACCTGCCGAGGTGGTGACGTTGGCATCAGTCACGACAGGGATGCCAGCGATCGACGCACCGGTGTTGCCGTAGCCGGCGACCGGTCCGACGCCCATGGCGTTCTGCGGGACGTTCTGCTGCGGGACCACCAGCGGGCGGTTGCTGGAGTCGACGCCGGCCTGCATGAAGGCGAGGCGACGAGGGTGCATGACGATGAGGTCGGCACCGGCATACCGGTTGCTGTTCACCCTTTGCGCTGCGTCCACCAATTTCGAGTAGAGCTCCGACGCCGTAGGCGATGCGTCGTCATAGGTGACGTCGTTGATGCCGGAAACGTTGGCGAGGCCCAAGAGCTGACCGGACGAGCCGGAGCCGTTCAGCAGCTGGTTGTCGAGGGTGGTCGCCATCGCGCCGAGCATGTCAGCCGCCACCAGGGCGTCGACGCCGGTGCCACGCTCGACGGCCTGACGGCTGAGCTGCTGCCCGGCGGCGATGGTGCGCACGTCGGCGGTGAGCAGCGTGTCGTCGATGTCCGTTTCCGAAACAGCGTCATTCTCGGCGGCCTGCACAGCAGCGCTGGAGCCGGTGGTCACACGCGAGATGTTCACGGTGAGCCCGTCGGCCGGGAGCGGCAACGAGGTGCACTGGTCAGCGAACGGCCGGCCCGCACGGGCGAGCTCGGCGGCAAGCTGCGTCAGGTACTGCGGCACGACGAGGCCGGCGTAGTTCGCCGAGCTGCCGTCACGGTGCTCGACAGCCATCTCGTCACGGTGACGCTCAAGGCGGGCCTGAGCGTCGCGGTCGCCGTAGGTCTGCGCGTGGTACATGTCCGAGAAGAAGCTGTGGTTGCTGCGCTCGGAGTAGGTGATGGGCTCGCTGTGGACCTGGACAACGCCGGCGGCCGAACGGGCCTCGGGTTCGTCGGTCGCAGCCACCTCGGCACGAAGCTTCGCGGCTTCGAGGTTCGCAACCTGCACGGCACGCAGCTCGGTGATGCGCTCATCGAGGGCATCGGCACGGGCCTTCAGGTCGGACATGTTCTTGTCTTCAACCTCGGTGAGGTCCCGAGACTCGTCAGCAGCCCTGGTGAGCAGGCCGTCTACTGTCTCGCTGAGTTCTGCTCGTTCTTCGACGAGCTGGTCAAGCAAACGCACGGTTGCGCCTTTCTTGGTAGTGGTGGTGGGGTGTCGGGTGCTGGCCGGGTGCCCGTAGCTGGCGGGCGGCGCTTCCAGCGGCGCAACGTGGGTTTCGGGTGAATCTATCACGCTGGTCGGTGTGCTTCGGTCATTGCTCTCGGTTTGGCGTTCGGCCCAGCGGGCGGCGCGCATGATGTCGCCGCTGATGTCGCCGCCCCAAAGCAACCAGGCGACCTGCCCGGCCGTTGGTCGTTCGCTGTCGCCGGCAAGGTACGCACGAGCTCTCGGCGAGTCGAGGTCGCCCTCGTGGCGTGCGAACCAGGGACCCATGAGCCGGGCCTTTTGGTCGCTGACGGTGCCCTCGGCCATTCTGCGAGCTGCTCGCACCGTTGCGGGCTGGAGGCCGTCACCGGCGAACTCAAGCAGCCTGAGGCCTCGTTGGGCGTTGCGGCGAACGTAGGCGGGTGCCTCGGGCATCAGTCGGTCTGGTAAAGGATGCTGACGGTTTGGTCGGCGTTGCCGGACACGGCCCACAGTTCTTCGTTTGCCGGGATGTAGAGCTCCAGCAGCAAGTTCTTCGGGATTTCGAGGCCGTTGCTGGTCGTGACGTCCGAGCCGCCGAGGTAGACCGGGTGGCTGCTGTCGTCGTGGAAGTAAACGTGCCGGTTTGTGTTCTCGTCGTCGAGGATTCGTGCGGCGGTGAGGCCGACGGTGAGCTGCTCGGATTTCATCGTCATGCGAAAGCGCCTCGCCAGCGTGCGAGCCTCGGTGCGATTTCGGGGTCGTCGGCGTCGAAGTGACGCACGCTCAGGACGCGCGCTTCTTGGTACGCTGGATCTTCGACAAAGCCGACGTGGTGCATGCGGGCCTCGACCCTGACGACGTGCTGACCGGTGCTGCGTGTTTCTGTGCGTGACCTGATAGGGATAAAGCCGACGGAAAGACCGGTGACCATGCCGTCTTTAGCAAGTGACAGCACTTCGGTTGCTCGTTCGGTGCGGGCCATGCGGAACTCGGCGACGAGGCCGTCGTGTGTGTCTTCCCACGAAACGCTGCGACCGACTGGCAGCGTTGTATTTGACTCGTGCTGCTGGTAGAGCGGGATTTTGTGCCCACGTTCTTTGAGCGTCTTTGTGAATGCGCCACGCTCGAAGCTCTCGGTAAGGCCGTTTGGCATGCGGTATTCGCCGGCCCAGGGCACGACTACGCCTCGCAAGTAGCGGTACCCATCTTCGGTGCGTGTTTCGATGCCGTCGAACGTGACGGTGCGTGTTTCGATCTCGGTCACGTCAAACCCTCCAGAGCTCGGACTTCGTCGATGGTGAGGAAGCCGGCCCGCAGACCGGTCTCGTATGCGTCGTACCGTGTTTGTGTGTCTGCTCGCAGCACAGCGTCGAAGTTGAACACGGCCCGCTGACCTCGGGGCAGCAGCGTCGATAGCGCTTCCTCGATTTTGATTGCCAGGGGCCGGAGCGTGAAGCGGACGAAGAACTGCGAGTCTTGCTGCACGTTGCTGTACGTTTTCGAGTCCTGCGAGGGCACGCCGACGAGGTGCGGCGGGACGCCAAATAAGGTGCACATTTGTTCGGCGTTGTAGCGGCGGCTGTCGAGCAGCTCCATGTCGACCGATGAGAACTCCAGCGGCTGGTACTTGACGCCGCCTGACAGCACGGCCGGGCCTCGTTGCCGGCCGCCGTTGCCGGCGATCCACGCCGCTTTCAGGTCCTGGGCCTGCTCGCTGGTGATCTCGTTCTCGGAGTGCAGCACGCCGTCGGGCAGCGCGCCGGTCGTGAACGCTTGTGCTGCGTACTGGTCGGCTGCGAGCGCCTGGGCGATGCTTTGCCGGTTGTAGTCGAGGGGGCCGTAGCCGACGACGTGGCCGGGCAGCGTGAAATTCCGAATGTGGAGGACGTCCTCGGGATTCAATGCGCCTCGTGATGTGCGGTATTGCGGCCGGCCGTCCTGCATGAACACTTGGATTGCTTCGGGGTCGAGCAGTACGACGTTCTGCACGAAGCCGAGGCTGTTGCGGTTGCCGGCGAGCAGGTACGCGTTGCCGTTGACCAGCAGCGACGTGACCAGGGCGGCCATGAACTCGGAGCGGGTGCGGTCGATCTCGGGAGCAGCAAGCAGGGTCGGTGTCTCGACCATCTCACCGTTGCGTTCGGCGTGAACGGGCAGCGAGCCGATCTGATCGGAGATCAGCGTCACGCACCGATTCGCCACGACGTCAGACAGCAGCGTGTCTCGCGTGACCGACATCGGCCCGAACAGCGTCTGGGATGTGATGCTGCGGACGGGCAGCTCGATGGTCGTTGCCCTCGTTTCGACGTTTCTGCGGATCAGGTCGCCGATCATCCTTCACCAGCCTCGACGGCGGCCGACACGATGACGACAGCGATACCGACAGCGAACGCTGCCGGCCACGCTCCGAACTGCATGAACACGGCAATGATCGCCAGCAGCAGGCCGGCGACTTGAAGGGCGGCGTGAATCATCAAAACACCTGCGGGGTCGGTTTCGGCGCGACTGAGATTGCGCCCCATAGCGCAAGGCTAGCAGCCACCAGCGGCGTGATTGGGCTTTCCTCGCTTGTGCGCTTCCAGGCCCACCGGTCACCGAGCCGGCGGCGGGTCGCCGAGGCGACTGCGTCGGTCAGGATCGAGTCGCCGAGGTGGGCGAGTTTGCCGTCGACAATGGCGTCGTGCATCGTGGCGCAGCTGGCGCAGTAGTCACGAGCACCGACTTCGAGCGTGTTGAGGTGCTGCAAGTGTGGCAGCAACGACCCAGCAGCTGCGCCGGCGTCAATGACGATTGTTGCGCCCCATCGTTGTGCGAGCTCGGCGAGGCGTGCGGGCACCCAGCCGACACCGGGCCGGTGGTCGACAATCTCGGTGAGATACCGGTCGCCGGTCTGCGAAGCGATCGCAATTGTGGACCAGTCTCGCATCGGGCTGACGTCGACGCCGAGGGCGAGCTTTTCGCCGTGCGGCAGGTCGTGCTCTTCGAGCTGTGCGAACACGGCTAGGTCGAGGGCGTAGTCGCCGGCCTCCAACGGCCATCGGTTCAGTATCTCTCGGTCGAACAGGTCGGTGGTCATCGTGCCGTGGAAATCCTCAACGGCCGCCATCGTGACGCCTTTTTCCTCCGCAAGCGTCGGGATCGCTGCCAGCCACGTTTCAGGATCGTCAGGGTCGGCGTCGTCGGCTGCGGCCCACTCAAACCAGGCCAACGAGGGCGAGTCACCAGCCCGGCCGAGATCACGGTAGTGACGCAGCAGCTGCGACGAGCTCGTGCCGGCGTTCGAGGCCAGCCACATTTGCGACGACGGCCTAGTCGACATTGTGGGGCCGAGGGCACCGACGAGCTCTAGCGGATGCGCCAAAGCCTCGTCGATGACGACCAGGTCGAGCGACAAGCCTCGTGCGCCGTCCTTCGAGGGCGTCACGACTCGGAACGATGCGCCGTTGGTCATGGTGAGACACTCGGAGCCGTTTG